TTAGGTGGTCAGTTTTACCCGTTTCCAGGGGGTCAATTTGGACCGTTCTCGGGTGGTCACTTTAACCCGTTTTTTAGTGGTCAACTTAAACCGTTTTTCGGGGGTCTTTTTTGCCGTGTTTTCCAGGAATTTGCTTGTGATTACACCATACATACAGATTGACATGTTTGAGAACACGCACCATTTCGTCCAATACCCGAATGTCGAAACCGCCGACCAGATTATTAGCACGCAGTTGGTCGTTGATACCTTGAAAACTGCGGTTAAGAGCATCGCGACCTCCTGCTTTGGTATTTTCGATGAGATAGGGTGGGTCGGTCATTATCAAATCTACGCTGCCGTCTGGCAACGTCTTTAATAGCTCCCTGCAATCCCCGTTATATAGTAGGCTTTCCATCGTCAAAATAATGATAACTGGTTTCGGTCTGTTTGCGGATAGTCGGTTGTTGGTTTTGCGTTAATATGGTTCAAGTAAGTGCGGTAACTTATTCCAAACATCGGATAAATGAAATTACGCCAGACGGCTTTATAGCACTTCGACTGGTTGCCCTCCTCGTAGTGCTGCATCGTAACGGCACGGTAGAGTTCCGTGCGCTTTGATGTACTTTTATACCGTCCTTTTGCCATTGTATCGAAAACTTTTACTATCTTTGCAAAGAGTCCCACCTCTGTGCCTGTTAGTCGTTCTCGATTGGCGGGCTTTTTTATTGCTCGCGCTTGTACGGCGTTATCGTAATTGTTACTTCCAACTCTTTAAGAACTCTGCCACTGCCAGCGCAAACGGGACAAGTACAAACACCTACCGATGACGTGCCTGTGTCGTCTGGAACAGTCCCGCTGCCTTGACAGTTACGGCAAATTTCGATTGTGGTTTTCGTTACCTCTCTTACTTTCTCCACTCAGCCCTTATTCCTCCTTTTTAAGTTCAATATAAAACGCCTCGTCTTGTGTTACGAGAATGCCGCATTTGCTCATTACTGCCGCCGTTTTCTCGTTATCTCGGTCGGCGAGTAACTTGTCTTTCGCGACCTCCTCGGTAGTGCGTACAAAGTCCTTTCCGAACGATTTGAGCATTTCGAGAACAGATGCCCACGTAAAGCCCTTTTTGGTTTTAAGTTTTGGCGTGCCTGTGCGGAACCCGATGGTGCCGTGGGTGGTTTCCAAACTCTTGCGCTTGCTAAACAGGTCGGGGTTCTCGACAGCGAATACCTGTACGCGCTCGAATGCCGCACCCTTTTCCTCCTCAGCTTTCGCCAATGCATCGGCGTTCTTTTCGCGGATTTTGGTAAATTCCTCATCCATTTTCGAGTTGATGCCACTAATACGAGCGTCTGCCGCAGCATACTTGCCCAGTGCCTCCTCCATTTCGTCACGGGTAACACCCGAAACGACTACTTTTTTTTCTCTCTTTGTTGCCATTGTTTTTATGTTAAAATGTTAATATCCTATTTTTGTTTCTTTGGTTCTGTTGCGTTCCTGCGCTATTTCGCGGGCTATTTGCCGCATCTCAACGACGCACTGGTACAAAACAGCGTAAACCACTGCGCCACCTATCAAAGCACCACCCGTAAAGGCTATTATTGCGATTGCTGCTACTGCCATCATCTTTCTATTTTATTCGTAAACCACATAATTACCAGAGGGTAATATAAACATATCCGTATGCTGGATTATCTTCATTCCACACTCGCAGGCGATATTTTGTTCTATGCGTGCGCCTCGGCTGCTCTCCCAGTCGTTGAGCAGATAAATAGCCTCGCAGCCGAACAGCAGTTCAATATCGCGAACCATCTGCGCCGGCCAGTCGGCAGTTGGCTCCACGCCGTTGTCAAAAGGATTTACAGGTGTGTGTCCCAGCGCGGCCAACAGATTGGCCGCCTCTGCGAACTTTGCCCGTGCCTCCTCTATTGGACAGCCCGATATTTTACCACTGATGTAGATTTTCATTGTATCTCTTTTTTTATGTTTTCTATGCGCTCTCCGAGTTTGATAATAAATGTTTCGTACAATGGTGCGCCCCATGCTGGGCGTCCTTGACCGACAACTATCTTTCGGCACTCAAATGTCATTCGGCGGCGAGTATAACCACACGAAAACGTTACTGCGTCAAACTCAGCAATGCCACAGTGAAAAAGATACCAACACATAACGTGGCATCCATACAGCCATCGTTTACTATCGCTACAAGTAAAATCCTTGTCGCGCAACCTGTTAATCCAATATGGCGTCATTTCGCGGTACTCCTCTGTTTTCTCGCCGCGCTCAATCATTTCGTACCACCGTTGTTTAAGGGGTAAATACAGCACTTTCATAGCTCTGCGACAACTCGTTTAAGGATTTCCCCAAACACGGGATAATTGACCGCCATATCGTACAGCATATTGGCGAGCTTATCGCTACTGCCGTCGATTTTAGTTGTCAGATGATTGTTGATACATGTAAGAAACATTACAGCGTTACCGCTTTTCTCCTCTGGTGTCAAATCCAAATCTTTCACTTGCAGAACCAGCTCATAGAGCCGTTCTCCGTTAGTTTTTTCTTTCATTGTATTATTCGTTTAGCTTAACATTGATGTCGTCGTTGGCTTACGCAGTCCCTGCACCATCATTTCAGCGACGATGCTATCGACCGTGTGAATATCTTTTTGTTTATTGCTGAATGTGTAGTACACATTGCGCAGACGCTCGGCTGGGATTTTATTAAAATCCGAGTAGCCAGTGGCTCGGCAGGCTATGCCTTTCACGATGTCGGCGTTACTGGTCTGTTTTGTCAGCCGCAGATAGCCGCCGACGGCAGCCATTGCCGACTTGCGCAGTTTGTCCATTGTAGCGAAGTCGCCAGAGAGTTGTTTGCTCAATGCATTGCAAATGTCGATAAGGTCGTGAGTGTCTATTTCCTTGCTGCTTTCTACGCCGTAGCTGGCGACGATAGCGTGTTTCTCATCGTCGGTCATTCCCAACTTTGAGCAGAGAGTGTGAAACTTTCGCAAAATGTCCTTATGTATCTTATCCATTGTGTCCATATCGTTGTTGTTTTATAAGTTATTAGCCCAATACTCGGCAGCTCCCTTTTCCCAGATGATGAAATCCTTTCCACCCTCGCCGCGCTGCGCATTTTCGTAGCGCGTTGTAATAAACGCCTTGTAACCCTCCACCCTAATTTTAACCTCGGAGAGCCTGCGTACTGTCTCTGCGATTGCTGGCTCTGGCATGTGATTACGCTCGTGCGCGAGGAATATAAATAGTTTGTTCGGGTTGGTGCGCAATAGGTTCACGTAATCTCGCTTGGTGAACCCGACCAGACAAGTGAGCGAGTCGATAATTATCACATCTGGACTTTTTCTGCGTGATAGGCGATCCCGTAAATCGTCGATGTTTTCACGGTCAAGTACTATTACCTGTGAGCCCACCTCCTGCATTGCTACGCGTTTCCATGCCGTCTGAAAGCTCAATGAAAGTCCTTGTTCGAGGGTGTTGTATGCCGCTCTACGAAACCCGCTCAAATACTTGCATAATTCGAGAGCAAAGGTGGTTTTGCCGCTGCCGCTATTGCCGTAGATTATCCACGAACCGCGCAGCTCTGGTTTGCCGAAACTTTCGAGCCATTTGCCCGAAAAGTCGGCAATCTCAAAATGCGCGTCGAGTACGTTCTTATTGCTGATAGCCTTTGCCATTTTATCGGTGTTTAATTATTGTTTGAACGTTGTTTAATGGCGTGGATTTTACGCTTTACGCGGCGCAGATCGCTCTCGCAGTCCTCGTATATCTCGGTAATGGTGGCAGTGTCCTCGATACCATTTGCCTTGCACACGGCAGCCACATCTTCTGCGTTTACCACTTGGATAGGTACGAACTTGCGACCGATGCGCGAGTAAATCTCCTTGTAGCCCTTGCGGTTCATTCTAACACCTTTTTTAATACGCTTTTCGAGGTAATCGGTGGCACATAAAATAATTCCGACGTGATCCTCCAATTTGTTGTACAGAGAAATAAAGAAATAGATTACTTGGTCGCTCAACTTGTCTGCCTCGTCGAGTACCAACAGAGGAGTCTCGCGTTTTTTTAGTGCAAGAATAATATCCTGCATCATCTCGGCAACCGTCGAGCCCGTCGAGTCGAGGCTCATACTGATAAGCAACTCCTGCATAAACTGCTTGCGGTTCCAATACTCCGAACAGGATAGGTTATAGACATTGCGGTTGTTGCGCTCGTAACACTTAATTGCCTCGCTTTTTCCGCAGCCAGCGTCGCCCGTAACGGCTACAACCAGAGCGTTAAACTGCGCATCTCGCAGCAGCTCGTACATACGTTGGTAACCGCGTGTCTCTACCACATTCCACGCGCGGGGATCGTAACCGCACTGTGCTGCCACACTGCGCCACATCTCCTCGCTAATCAAATCCCAATTATCATTAAGGATTTGGCTGATTGTAGCCGCGCTGACCTGCTTAATAGACGCAGCCGCTTTGTTCTGCCCGCCTTTGAGATTGCAATACTCCGCGAGGGCTTGCTTGACTTGTTGTTTCTCTTTCGTTGTCATTTTTCTGATTATTTATTATTAAAGTAAATCGTAAATGTTGGTCTCCTCGTCAAAACCCACCTCGGTACTTGGCGCAGCCTGTACAGGCTTAACCTCTACCGTATTGATTGCGGCAGCCAGAGCACGACGGTCGTTACGCCTATCTTTGTGCTGTCCGTTGCTATCGCAAAGGATTGCCTTTACCAGCGTCTGGTCGAGTGCAGAATTGCCGTCAATAAGTTTCTGGCAGGTGGTCGAGGCTATTGCGAGGCTGTCGATAACGTGCGCTTGCAGTTGCTTGTTAAAATCGTTCACGCGGGCGAGCTGCTCCGCGTCGCCCTCTTTGCGGTCTGCCAGAGCCATAGGCTGCGTGTATTTATCTTCGAGCATAAAGCGGTGCATGCCGTCCTCGCTGACAGCCAGCACTCGGTCGAGGTTCCGCGGATCGTACTTGACCGCCCAGCGAACGTGCTGATACTTGCGGAAATTCATATCGAAAGTGTCGTAAACACGTTTAACGCCCTCAATGGTCGGGCAGAGTCCGCGCCCCTCGATAGCGTTGCGGAAACCTGTATCGTTACCAAAATTGAGCAGGTACTGCTCCTCTGTGAGCGGCAGCTTGCGCTCCTCGGCGAGGTCGGCAAAGTGCGCGAGATAAGCCTCTCGTTTTGCCGCACGGTCGCATTCCATAAATCCGCATATCTGGCGAATGCACCCCTCTGCATCTGGGAACTCGTGGCGGTGGATATTCAGAGCGTCGCTGTTCGGTTGCTTGAATTTGTCCGAGGTAATACCGAAACCGCTCCAATTACCAGCATAGCGGAAATATTTATTATTAAGGTGGTTAAAGAATGGTTCTATAATTTTACTCTTGGCATTCTTAACACGCGCGGGTGTTACCTTGTCGCTCAA